ATTTGCTCAGTGAGATCCTGCCATTCTTGTGTGGCGCCGGAGTAATCACCATTGTATTTCTTGGCCACTTCATAAGCGCCGGAAGTAGAAGTTCCTTCTTTCTCTACAGTTTCCCTGGATTTCTGTGCGGATTCAAGAGCCAGCTTTGCTTCGTTCCTTTTTTTCTGGGCATCTTCAAATTCTTTTCTTGCTTCAGCCTCTTGATATGGATCTGTTGCATATCCAAGATTTGTACGAGCTGTATTAAGATTATCTTCAGCCTCGCTTAGCGCTGTTTGTAAAGAGTAAATTTCTTCCAGGCTTGATACAGGAAATTCCGGCTCGTTTATTGTTACGTTTCTATCCGCAGCAGCAAGGTCCTGGTTAACAGCTTCTTCAGCTTTGCCCCATGTTTCCATGCCTTTAGAGCTGTAAGGATCAATACCCATCTGTTTAAGCTGGCTTTTGTATCTTTGAGATTCAAATGCAGCCGCTTCAGAATATCTGCCAAGTTCAGAAGTGTTGAATGATTCCAGCATTTTGTTGTATTCATCTTCTGTCATACCGGAATCAAGGAATTCCTGCTTATGGCTGTATGCATAGCCCCACAAAGGCTGTGCCTGCTGTTGGATATCATTTACTGCCTTGCTTGCATATTTGCTGAACGCCGGTGCAAAATCATTAACTTTAATGCCCTTATATTTCTGAGCATTTTGAGCCCACGCATTTGCAAAAGCATTCCGGCTGTTTGTATAAGCATTATAGTTTCTGAGGTAATTCTGAAAACCTTCTCCGCTGTTTTCCCCTATAGGAGTAATTGTAAATCCTCCCATAGGATTTGCCGGAGCTGTTCTTGCTGCAGAAGTATATGCGTTTTCTTTTGAGATAGGAGTTATTTCAAATTTTTTATCACTCGCCATCTTTTAGATCCTTTCATTTAGCCATTGCGATACCAAATATAGTTTGGCTGAGAATACATATAATCGTATTGTTTTTGTGCCTGAGCCTGTAGCGCAGCTCTGTCGGCTTCTGTTGTGGTTTTCCCCTTAACATAGTACGAAGCTCCTCCAGGAGTTGTAAGCTCGATCTGGCCGTAAGTATCTTCGTCTTCCTCTTCTGAAGATTTGCTTTTTCCTCCGCCACCGTATCCTCCGCCACCTTTGGATGCGGCCTGCTGCTTCTGCCACTCAAACTGTTCACGCGCCAGTTCAAGCTGAGCCTCCTGCATGTAACGGTCGAAGTCGTTCTGTGCAAGCGTGCCGGCAGCATTGAACAGGTTATACATGTCAGCGTTCTTATCCTGGTACTGGCCGTAGGCAAGCTGGTAGGTTTCCATGAGCTTGTCGTTAAGGCCCTGCAAATATTCGTCATAGGCCTGCTGTCCTACGTTCTGAGCATAGCTGTTAGCATAGCCGCCGGTAAGAGCAGCACCCTGGCCGACAGTATCCATCATTGCTTTGCGGCCCATGTTCTGGTATCTGTCAACGTACTGCTGATAGAGCTGGTCGTCTGATGCATTGTACTGAAACTGTTCTTTGTTGTTCAGCTTGTTAAACAGATCATTTACCTGTGCGTCGTACTGTGAACTGTACGCCATTTAACTTTTCTCCTTTCTGTGGATTGAAACATACTCCGGATGTTCATCGGCCACCTGGATCAGGCCGATCATGATAGTCATAAACATGACATAAACTGCAGGCATCTGATCTGTGCCTACAGTTACCTTGAGATCTACATAGCCGGCCACTTCGTCCGATTCGCAATCGTAGGCGATCTCCTGTTCGTCAAGCGTAGACATGAGCGTGCCTACCAGCGTGGATACAGCGCAGCACACAAGATCCTTTCCGGGCTCGTCACTTTGTGCATGGCCATTGATATTGAGAGCAAATGTGAATTGATCGCCCTTCTTGCCGTCCTCAAAATCTATGTGGATCATTCTATCTGTCCTCCGGGCTGGCCAGCCTCCTGAGCTCTTTCTCTGGCGTTCTGGACCATCTTGTTTTCTCCGGTGTTCTTATCCAGATCTACTTCCTTTGCTTCATCAGCATTAGGCGGCCGCTGTCCAGGCTGTGCCATCGGTCTGCCGGCTGCCATAGACGCCGCGAGCTGCATCTGCTGGTACATCATGTAATTCTTCTGAATCTGCTGCTGGAGATCGTCTTTGCCGTCGAAATCCATCATGTCAAGGCAAAGCATAGCCTGTGAGCTCATTGCAGGATTGAAGAAGCCAAGGCCGTAAAGCTGAATCGCCAGCTCGTTCTGTGCCATCTTGGTATATCTGGTTTTCTTCTCCGGTTCCACTTCGATATCGTAGACAGGAATTCTGTATCCAAGATCTACATTGCCCATCATGCCCTGACGCTGTGGCTGCATGAATGTATTCTGGAATGTGATGAATCTTTCCACACCCATGCTGCCTGTAATGCGGAACTGACGAGGCATGTCATAGAACTGCCTGATCAGCTCGATTATCAGCTCGACAATATCGCCGGTTGCTCTGTACGTCGTGATAGTAGAAGCGCGGCTTGTCTTGCCGGATGCCTCCTGCAGCGCGGCCAGAGCTGACGCAGCAGTGACGCCGTGTGAGCTGGATCCTGTGCTGGTTTCCGTGTTGCCGGATGTTTCTCTGAGTTCCTGGATAATGCTCTGCTCATAGTTGATCAGGTTCCCAGACATAGGAGAAGCCTGTACAAACCGGAGAGCTGTATCGTCTACGCCGCCCGGAACATGAACAAGAGTCTTTTCCAGATCGAGGAATTCTTCCTCATTGATGTTGCCGTCCTGGCGGAGGAATGCTCGCGGCGTTGCGGAGGCCAGCGCGTTTTTAAGGAATGCTCTGTTCAGCAGGTCAATCCTTGTCTGAGCATTAGCGCAGATATCCACATAGCCATAGCCTGCCGGACTGCCTTCAATCGGAAACAGCGTATCAAATACATAAGGGAATTTGCCATGCTGGTACAGGCCTTCTTCAGCTCTGGTGTAGTACGTTGTTTCGCCTGTTGCCATGTTTGTGCGAGCTCTCTGCTCTGTATCATTCTCCGTTGCATACAGAACTGTCTCGCCTACAAATTTGCAGTAATGCAGCTTGCCGTTTCTGTGGTAGTACACATCTATGACAGATACCTTGTTGTCACGAGGCACATTGTCATCCGTTGGAAACTTGCGAGGCGTTACCACATCGGCCAGCACATTATCATTCAGCAGCTCCGGATATTCTTCCTTCAGCTCGTCCTTATCTCTGAGCTCAACGTCAAATACTTCCTTGCTGTCCTGGATATCATTGATGCCAGGTTCCCAATAGATCGACAGCAGATCTCTTCTGGTAATTGAGATATCTCCAAGGCCGTTAAGCTTCTTACTATCCCAGCTCACCTTATACACGCCGCAGCCGGTTTTCAGTTTCTGCCAGCCGTTCATGTCATAGGTCTGCTCAAATTTGTTGTGCTTCAGAATAACAGGAATGATCTTTCCCAGAGCCCATGCCTCTACTTTATCCTGCTGCTCTCTTGGCAGGATGTTAAAGGATGGATAAGCCTCCAGGTAATCCGCATGCTTGCTGTTGATAACATTGTGCAGCCATGCGCTGGAGCTCTTGAATCCCTTCTTAAATGACTCTGTTGTTTTCTGTTCTTCGTACTGGTTTCTCAGTTTCCACCAGCGCTCAGCCGCAATAACACGGTCCTCAAGCCTGGCTTTTCCTGCTTTGTATTTGCTCAGCGTTTCTGTCCAGATCCTTATTTGGTCAGCAGTGATCGCTCCGCCGGCAGCAGGAGCCGACGTCGGATCGCCTTTGATAATCTGCTGATTAAACCGGTCCTCTCTTAGGCCGGTGATTAAAGGATCTGCCTGATAGTTGGTATTGAATCTCTCGTCCATAGCATCTCCTATTGTTTGAATTGATCCAGAGGATCAAAGAATATGGTTTTTGTCTTAACAGGCCGCAATGGTTTAATAGGCCGTGACATGCAGGCATAACGTACTTCGTCAGCTACATGATCTTCCAGATCTGTATCAAGATCCTCCGGCTTATGCTCGTCATAGATCAGCAGAGGCATGGTGCGGATGAAAGCTTTGCAGTTATTGAAGATATACATCCGTGGGTATCCGTTATCATCGAACTGCAGCCTGTAATGGATCTGCATCCAGCCAGGGATCCGGTCGTTCACTCCCTTCTGGAAGTAAATGCCGTACTTAATACCCATGTCCGCAATGCTCTCGCCTCTGGATCCATCCCAGATAGCAGGATCAGCCACGCCTTCGATCTTCTTACCTTTGAGCCATGGATGCTCGCTCTCGATCTTTGCGATCTCCTCGAACTGTTTATCCGGGCTCCATTTCAATCCTTCGTTAGGCGTATCAGTACAGCCGTACAGCTCAAGGATCCTGTACATCACGCCGTCATAGTCCACAGCCCACCAGGCGCAGGAGAATGGCTTACCATAGCCGAAGTCATAGCTCCGGAATATGTTCCAGCCTCTCGGAATGTTGAATGGTTCAATCACATGCACCCAGCGGCGCTCTCTTCGCAGTGTTTCCTTATCGTCCTCGCAACCGTTTTCTACTGCTGCCTGGATATCCGGTTCGATTCTGAGATCCTCGAAGAACATCCCTTCAAAAATATCCCATTCGCCTTCCAGCCATGCTTTCCGGATCTTAGGAGGCAGCTTCTTCAGTGTGTTGATGTAGTCAGGATTCTGTTCCATCAATACTTTGTTGTCTGTTACCAGAGCCTGGATAAAGCTGTAATTCTCCGGAATCTCTTCGCCTTCATACTTCCGGTCGATAAATAACCTTTTGAAATAGCCGTGTGACGGTCCGCCTGGGTTGAGCATATAGTAGGTCCTGTTTGGAAACTTCCTCGGAATAGGCAGGCCGGTTTGCGGATCGAAATGTACACCACGCGTACAGGCATCAATCTTGTCGATCCATTCCATCATCAGCAGGCAGGCTTCGTCGATAAACAGGATGTCGTATTCAGCTCCCTGGAAATGATCCAGATCTGATTCACATGCACAGTATTCAAATTTGATCGTGCTGCCGTTTGGAAATGTAAAGATCTTCTCACTCTTGTTGAACTTCGCCCTGCCATGCAGGATCGGAATCATCTTGTAAATGTAGTTGTTCCGTAGCTCATCAAGAGTCTTTCGCACAATGCATATCCGGATTCCGGCAAAGTGCAATGCGAACAAGATAGCCAGCCACATCGCTATAAAGCTTTTGCCTCCGCCTCTGGCGCCGCCGTAAGCCACATACCTGTGCTTGTCCAGCATGAATGCCTTCTGCTTTGGATTTGGTTCCGGCATCACGAGTCTCATCCCAGCACCTCGGCTATCTCATCGTTGCTCATGCCCATGATGATGACGCTGTTATCCTCGCTGGGCTCTGATTGCTCTGATGCCTTCTCAGATTCTGTCTTTATTCCGTGGATCATCTTCAGAT